ATAAATCTTTCGCCTTCCTGAACCTCAAGATCCCCACTCTCGACAAAAGCATTCATCGCTGATCCATCATCATCAAATCCATTTTCATGGTAGTAGAGATAATTATTGTTACTTGTGGTAACAACAGAGGTAGCCATAGGAAAGTTTTGTGTTCCAACGCCTTGCCAAGCCGCTCTTTCTAGGGTTCCTACAGACCAAAGGTTCTCTGCGTAATTATAGCTAACATAGTTTGTTATCTCTGTAGCTCCACTTCCTACCGGGTAGAACCACATAACCTCAGAGAATGCGTTGTTTTCTGCTGCAAAAACCTTAAACGCTTGTCCTACATTTAAATTAGAAAAAACAAACTGTTTGACTGAACAAGGCAACGGCTGAACAGATCCGTTATAAACATAAAATCCACCCTTATCCATGAAGTAAACAGATCCTCTCGCATTTACCGCAGCATTAGGGCTGATCATTGATATGTCAGTGCTGACTGTTTGAATCTGAAATGTAAACGGCGCACCTACAAACCGCATTGAGTGCAAGCTTACATCTGTAAACACCAGTATCTCTTGTCTTCCTTGAACAGCACCAATAATCTGTGATCCAGAGTTTATTCTTATGCCACCAGCAGTATTTGTTGCTGTAGGAGTCCAGTCAGTTGCGTTCTCTTGATCAGAGAATCTAATAAACAAAGGGTCTATTTGACTAGACCCAATCGGATTAACACCAAAAGCTATAACGTGCTGATCTATATCGCTCGTCATAATCTGCAAAGCTATTGTGGGCTGATCTGATCCGCTAAGACTTGTAATATTTACAGCCCTTGCTCCTGTGCCACCAGACTCATCCCAAAAGAATATGCCTCCACCTCTAGCATTGAAGAGCAAATCTTCTCCGAAGTTATCTTGGCTAAACAAACGTAGTTGTCCGGCAGCAGATATGCTACTCGCGCTACCCCAAGCAGACATTCCGTATGATCCAGCACCCCATCCAGTGCCTTCCAAAAAGTCATTCAATCCTGTGTTGATCTGATACGCACCAACAGTTGAGCTACCACCATTACCCGTATCGCTACTATTTGCTGTGACCGTGGTTCCGCTCGTATCTTTAGCAGTGAACTCGTAGGTGTTTACTGTAGGGACAGCAGTAATTTGATATTCCTGATTTAACACAGCAGCAGTTATGTTCCCACCTAACGAAGCGGCATCAGAGAATGTAACAAAGTCATTTACTACGGCACCATGAGCAGTGTCTGTAGCCGTTATTGTGCTAGAGCCGTTAGTGGCAGCAAATGTCACATCACCAGCAGATGTTGTGGATCTGATCGGGGTAATATCGTTGAAGCTGTTACCCTCTACCACATAAAACTTTAGATTAGTGCCAAGACCGATATATCTAATTGACTCTAACGATGCCCAGTCATGTATTGATCGGCAAACACCCAAAAAAGAAGTTTCTGAGTATTTAACCCAACCGCCTATTTTTTCAGGCCTTCCTTGCCTGAACCTTATCTTGTCGGCATCAAACCAACCAGCATCAGCAGAGTATTCTGTTCCCTCTTTGTTTACACCGGGAGCAAACTTTATCTTGCTAAGTGGCATTCCTAACGCCTACCTCCACCGATAAAACGACCACCTCTTCTTCTACTTCTAGCGGCCCTTCCTTTTTTCGGCTTTTGTTTTTTTCTTGTCTTTGGTTTTTTCTCAACCTTTTGCGTATTTGGCTTTGGAGGAGCTTGGATTTGGAGTGCGCTTTGGAGTGCTCCTGCTGTAGAAATAGCGGGTATTTCTTTTGCCCTTGTTGGAATAGCTTGAGTTATAGGCTTTCTACCCTTTCTTGGTGTAGGCAAGACAACTTTTGGCTCTGGCTTTATTTCTGCCACCCTTCTTCTAATCGCATCAAGATCTATCTCTGGAATAACTGCTGGAGTTGGCTTCTTTGCCACATTAACAGGAGTAGGTGGAGGCTTTGGAAGCGGGGGAGGTCTTCTAATCGGAAGAGGTGGTGGTGGCGGCGCATCAACAACAACCGGCCTAGCAACTGAAGGAGCAGCTACAGGAGGTGGCGGTGGTGGTGGCATTGGTGGCCTAATCACTGGTGGCGGCGTAGGGGGAACATTTATAGACCCCTCTCTACCGAGTGCATTTACACCTATTGGAATCATGGGTTCTTGTATTTCAAGAAGAGATGGCATCCTTATGGGGCTTGGTCTAATCGGAGACATAGGTATCCCTACCATTTCTTCTGTGTTTCTTTTAGTTATCATTGGAGGCGGTGGAGGTATTACCCCACGACCCGCTCTAGCAGCCTCTTGAGCATCTGGCCTACCAACACCGATCAAAGATCCTATACCAGATTCAATAGGAACTTGCGGTCTAATATCATCAACAAAACCACCCGCCATAGGTGGCTCTACAGGTGCTATCGCTACACCACCAACAGGAAGAACGCCTCCCGGCCCACCTTTATCACCACCCATCCCAGTTGAGGATCTTACAGATGCAGCAATCTCCTCTCTTGTAGGCATTACCACTTCACCAGAAGCGATCTTTGCAGCCGCCTCTTCAGCGGCTTTTTTAGCAGCTTCTTCTTGAGCTTTCTTTTGTGCAGCGGCATCAGCATCTGCTTTTGCCTTAGCTTCCGCTTCAGCAGCAGCGGCCTGTTCTTGAGCAACTCTTTCTGCTTCAGCGGCCTGTTCAGCAGCAATTCTAGCAGCCTCTTGCTCTTGAGCTATTCTTGCAGCCTCGGCAGCCTGTTCAGCGGCTATACGATCTGCCTCTGCTTTTGCGGCAGCTTCAGCGGCAGCTTTTTCTTCAGCTTGCCTTAATAACTCAGCTTGTCTTGCTTGTTCAGCAACCCTAGCTTCTTCAGCAATTCTTGCTTCTTCGGCTTGCCTAGCAAGCTCTGCTTGAGTCGCTCTGTAATCAGATGCAGCTTGAGTTACATCTCCAGCAGTGAAGGTTTGAAACGCTTGACCAGTAAAAGGATTAGTACCGGCAAGCGCATTTGTAGAAACAGGGGCTTGAGGAGAAAGGAACGCCCCTGCTTGGGGTGCCATCATAGGATTTTGACCGCCTAACAGCGAACCTATCCCAGAAGGAACCCCGTAATTAGGATTTCTTGATAAAGCTGGCATTCCCTGCATTTGACCGTAGCCAAAAGGAACAGGGGGAGGGGTATAGCTGGGCTGGGGTGTCAAATTTAACGGCCCAGCCATACCCATTGGGAGCTGATTTGGATCGCCTATAGCCATTATTACACATCCTCCCAAGGTTTGCCTTCAAAAAGAAGAGCTTCTGCCTCTCTTCTTCTAACAAGACCATCTAAAACTTTACCGCCAGCCATGTTCCAACGCTTAATTTGCTCTGGAACACCCTTGTAATTCCCATCGTTAAGCACTTTTAGCAATGTGCTTGAAGACAATGCGCCCCATCCCAAATTAAAAGTCCATGAAACAAGCGCATCAAACTGATTTTGCGTCAGATCAACTTCAACTAGCCTAGAAACCGCACCCTCAAAACTTTCCAGATCGTCTTTTAAAAACTCTTCTGCTTCTTCAGGAGTGCAAGTATCGCCATCTTTTACATCTTTGGTATGACCATATCCTATTGTTTGAACGCCACCAGAACAGATGTAAGAAGACAGCTCACAGCCTTCAAATTTTTTTATAAGAGCTATGCCTTCTTTGCTGGCTTCCATTCGTTTTTCCTTTTTTTCTGGAGTGGCGGTGAGTATGTTTAGTTGCGGTATACAGATTAACTTACTTAATCGCCTGTATGCGCTCCACATAGTCACTTTTCTCTGCTCACTCCTTGTACTTTTTCGTATGATCTCATAGCCCCAAGCCCCAACATACCCATCATTACTGGAACAAGTAGCGTTGTGTCTATTTCGGGCAGATCAATCCAAATGCCGATTATATTTGCCAATATCACATTGTAGAAAAGACCCAGCGCACACACCCATCCAATCGCTGGTCTCCACCCGGCAACAAACAAAGACTTGTGTGCTGCCTCAACTTTATTTACGTCTAACTGACCCTTAGCAAGCTCTTGTGCATGACGCTCTGCCATCGTCGCAATCTCATGTGCGAGAGCGTTTTTTTGATCTTTATCCTCAATGACCTTATCAAGAAGCTTCGTAGCTGGTTCAATTAGAGAGCTAAGTATACTCACGCCCAAACCTTGGTCTTCTTACCGCCATAATACTCAACTGCATGACCCGTTTTGATCATAAGCTTGCAGATATCTAAACCATTTTCTGAGTAAATGATCCCCAGTATTCTGCCGAACTTACCTCTACCCATAGAAGCCACCGTAAATGTGTTGCGGCATTGCTGCGTAAGAAACTCTTTAGCTGCCAAACCAAGCACTTTTTCAGCTTTGTTGCGGGTGCGGGACTCTGGTGTATCTATGCCATACAACCTAACTCTTTGATTCCTAAGCCACACATCAAAGCCAAGATCAATATCTATATCAATCGTGTCACCGTCTACGACTTTTACTAAAGTGCATTTGTAGTTGTAGACTTCTTTTTCTTTTGCCTTTGGCACTATGGCCTCCTACTCATATAAGCAGTTGCACCGAAGTACAAGCCAACAATAGAGGCTTGAGACAAAAACAACATATCACTCAGCGCAGCAAGAGTGTCAAGGCGACTGTCTGGGACAAAAGGAGCAAGAGGAAGCAAAGCAAAGCAGCACATAGAAGCCATCGCTGTCCATGCCATTTTTCTTTGGGAGTCGGCTTTTTCTTCTTGAAGCTCAAGCTGTAGCATCTCCGTATGTTTCGTTAACTCTTCGTCGGTAACTGTGCCATCGCCATCTGCGTCATACTCTGCGTATCTAGACTTTGGCTCCAGCTTTTTAGGAGTCATCTTTCTTCCCTTGCTCTCTTGCTAGATACCCAGAGATCACACCTATAAACCCAACTATTGCATTTTGTGCCAAAACAATAACCGACTCATCAGGCGGTTTGTTTTCTTTGACGCTGATGTAAAAGTCACCAATTATAATTATCCCTAGCAAAACAAATAGACCGACAACCATCGTGTAAATCATCTTTGCATTTGTCATACAGTCACCAAAATATGCTGACCAGTAACTTTAGGTGTTGTGTAACTAAGCTGACCACTTTTATATGTGTACACCTTGGCATCGTATATCGTCGTAACAATCTCTTGCTTCGCGTTTGTTTCTCTGCCTTGCATCCTCTCTGTATCAATCTTTTGTATCTGATGCTTAGGCACTGGCTGCACAGCGTTCACGCTATTAGGAAAGGGGGGTATATCAGTCATCTTCTCTCTTAATAATTGGATCTCGAAAAATGTACTTACCCTTCCCCGCTTCACTTTGAGGTATAAGTCTTACCTCGCAGTACGCATCAAACTTACTTGTCTTGCGACCAACTACATAGTTATGAATATGAGTAGACTGCATAACCAGCGCATCACGATACTCTAGGCAGCTAGTGAGTTCTTGGAATGCAAGCTCAACCCCTGTTTTGTTACCACCCGCATCTAGCATCACTAAAATAAAAATCATTAGTGTCATATGCGTCTTTTCTTTTTGATGGCTTGCGTTTTTTCAGCTTGTGGTTGAACAAGCTCCCATGTCAAAACATCCACATCAACTTGATGCGCTGTACCCAAAACTCTTGGCATAGAGTTCCTAACGTAAATCATCGCACCATACCCACACTGTTGGTGATTAAACCGTAACCAAGACATAGCAACCTGATGTCGTTTTGCTGGCGGGTTTACAAGCTGTAGCTTATTCCACTCTCTAAGATCGCAGAACCGATCAGGATTCTCTGGGTCGTAGTCTAATCTTATTGCTTCTGAAGCATTATCTGGATTAGTTGAGCCAGTTTTTCGTCT